GGTTTGGCAAAAGTCAATTAATTGCGCACCAGTATTTTTGAAATGGTGCCAGAATTGGTAGGATCAAATTTGAATCTGATATGATTGAACACACCATTGAAATTGGCATATTTGATTGCGTCTGTGGATGCAAGTGACACAGTGGTGATGTCAGCCCAATTGGTACTGTTGGTCACTGTGTTGTCCAAAGTGCCCTGCACGGTGAGAGTGGCTGTGGAATTATTGTTGTAAATGGCAGCAGTGTGCAGTGCGGCATTGCCATTGATGTTGGGCTGTCCACTGATGGTTTCTGACACATAGATATCAGTGCCCACTCCTGTTTCGCTAAACTGGGTGACTGAATAAGAATTGAGAGGTCCTGGAAATGCTGTGTGGTCTAAAAATATCACGCCTTTGTTTTCAAAATGAGTATTGGCATAAGTGAGCGTTCTGCTGTTGTCTGTGTTATTTGTCAACCATACTACGTAACTGAGATATTGTGATTTAATATCTAATAGGTCATTCTCTGTGAGAGTGATTGTGAATTGACCTTTGTTAGTGTACACTGAACTGTCCTGAGTTTCAATGATTGTACCCTGTTTGGTCACCACTAAAGCATTGTTTTCATCATACATGTAAAAAGTTGGAGTGTATTCAGTGTCAATAGAAATAGCTTTCTGATCAGCATTGTTGAGCTGAAATGTGATTAAATTGTCTATGCCCCTGTAAATTTTAATGTTTCTTTGATACACTGACTTATACTCCGTAATTTCTCCTGCCAGATCCACTGTCAGAAGCACTTTGTTATTTACTAAATATCGGTAAATTAGCTGCATAGTTGTATAATCTTAATTTATAATGTATTTATAGGAAAATGTTGCGTAAAGATATAGAAGAAAACTTCCCTTTTATCAGTGTGGTCAACTATGGCGACAAAGAATATGTGGGCGTGATCAACAATCAAGATCACAACATCACCAGCATGTACATCTACACTCAAATACACACAGATGAAGAAAAGAAACAATTCTTGGATCTGTGCGAATCATGGTGGTGGGAAAGCAATAGAATGATTCCCATAGGCATTTTTCTGCGTAGAGAAATAGAATATTTCAAAAATATTTTGATGATGATGAACACCAAAGATGTGAGAATAGTGATAGGTCCCACAGTTAATCTCTATAATCTAGCAGTGAAAAGAACCAAACGTAAATCAGTGCAATTGGTAAGAAAACCCAAAAGTTAAAGTTTTAACAAAGCATCCACAGCATCCAAAATTTCTTGCACATCAACTGCTGTGGCAGCAGGCTTAGGATTTAATTTTTTAAATTCATTCACAAAACTATTGTCAATTTTTGTCCAATGTGATCCTGGTTGATTGTTGTATGTGCCTCTATAAGTTTCATTAGTTTCAAGATCCAACAGTAAATATTTTTTGGGACATTTGGTTTTGACAATCAATGCAACTGGTTCGTCAAGGTCAAACACTTGTGTGCCATCAATCAGTTTACGCATCTTCTCCCACATATATAAATTTTTTGTCGCAATAGCCACAAAACACTTCATTGGTTTCATCTATGTTATAGAAAACTGTAGGATGCCCTCCCCACTCATCATCACCAAAACATTTTACTTCTCTAGTGAAAACTTTTTCTACCACTTGTGTAATGTTTTCTCTTTCAACATGATCGGTTTGTTTTACTGGATTTTTATACTTCATTGTGTAATTCTTCACAGATTAAATTCATGTGCACCACCACCGCCACTGCGTATGATGTTGCATGAGATTTTTTAAAAAAATAAGAATCATCAGATGGTCTAAGCCAAACCTGTTCCATAATTTCTTTCCAATTATTATTTAACAAATATCTCTTGGCTGGTCTGATGATAGCCAGCACTGCCGCTAATTGCTCTATGTTTTTTGGTTTGAGTTTTTGTAAAATTTCTACATGTCCATTCACATGAAACAATTGATCCACAAAATCTTTTTCTTCCAACAGTTCCCAAATGGGTTCTTTATTCATTAAGTTTTTCAAGTGTGCTTCATTTTTTATGTTTTTATAAATGTTAACATTTAAAAAATCTATTTTAAAATATCCTCTGTTTTCAGCTTCTTCATAGTTGAGTGTGGATATATTATCCACAGGATTGTGAGGCACTTCAGTAAAATAAATTCCAGTGTTGTGTTTTTTTCCAGTTTCTAATTTAGCGACTCTGTGTTTGAATTTTTCCAACACCACTGCTCTATCAGCAAAGTCTATATCAATATCGGGCATAACTTATTATAACTTCGTAGATTATAGTTTGTCAAGAGAGGTAGGATAACAAATGGTACATTGCCAAGGAATATTGGGTTTCCCTCCATAATAAGTGACAGCAAGACTGGCATCTTTTCCGTGCGGAGTAATTTTTTTACACACATTACAAAATTTTTTTGATTTATATTCTACTTTTTTTGATTTCATTTACAATTTGGCCTCTTTGATTATTTCCTTGATCATTTCCACATCTGCTGGATGTCTTTTGAATTTGAGTGACCAGTGTTCTGGATTCAACACATGATAAAGTATGCCCAATTGTTCATTGTTGAGCTTGCTCATCATGTCTTTGCCTGTGACACTGTTGAGTATCAACCAAGGTGAAATTTTGCCATCTTTGATGTCATACACTGCTCTTGGTAAACTCACATATCTAAAATAGTCCTTCCATTCAGCATTGTGATTGTCAGCCCACTCCATCATGTTTTTAATGGATCTTTCCACTGCTGGCTCCATGGATTCTTTCAGTATTAACTCCAACACATACTTTTCATACAGTTCTTCTCTGCACCAATGATCTAATTTTACTCCGCTTTTAATCACATAGTCAATGTAATTTTCTGGATACATGGGTTTGACATTGGACACAAATGATCCAAATTTAACAAAAGCATTATAATAGGGTGACTTGCAAAATTCTTCATAGGTTTTAGTGCCATCCAGCTTTTGTGATATTTGATAGAACCTCACAAAAGTCATGTAACCCAACTGCACTCTGCGTTCATCTTTTTGCAAATGTCTGCGTTTTTGTTCACACAGATGCACTGCCAGTGTTTTTTCTTTGGTGTAGCTGGTTTGACAGTATTGACAAGTGTATGGTCTATCAATCATAGCGTTTTCTTAATTTCTGTTTTGTCCATGCCGTGAGCTTCAGCCAACTCTTTTAATTCTTCTTTGCTGTTGATTTTGGCCAGCAACTCAATTTCATCTTCCTTCATGTTGGGATATAGTTTTTCCAAAAACTTGATGGCTTTGTTTTGTGATCCCGCATCTTTTAATTTGTAACCTATCCATTCATGATATCTAATATCTTTCTTTTCATTGGCAGTCATGCACAACAAATACCACAACAATTTTTTATGTTTCTGTATGGTAAAGAAATTTTTGTTGTAGTATTCATTGGTTTTGAATATGGCTAATTCTTTCTGTGTGTTGTTGCCTTTCACAGCACTGGCATATCTGTTTAGCAAAAAGAAACTTACCTGTTTTTGTTCCTCATCAGACAGCTCATCCCAAACATTTTTAGCGTTCATGTCTATGGCTGCCAAGATATCTTTTAATGGTAATTTACTCATCGTTGAAGCCTGATAGTTTTAACAACACTATATACTTTTCCCATGCTTTCTGCAAGCCTTTGTTTTGCCTGCACAGTCTAACTGCTTCAGGACTCACATATTGACCTCGCATCTGACTGTCTTCTTCAATGAGCGAATCTTCACTTCTGTACACCAAATGTCTTTGATTGGAACCATGTGCCCGTGCATACACAGTGTTGCCACCATCTGGTGACTCATGAGCATAAGTTTTGCCTTTTTTGTATTTGAAAGGAATTTGCATCAGCCTACCAATTTTCTTTTGAGTTTGTTCTGTAAGTACACCAAAAGCATTCCATAAGCTGGTAGAAACACTGCAAATCCCACAATAATTTTTACCAATGTGTTGTTGAATGCCACTGCATGCACCCAAGGTTGTGGATAGAATGCTGTGTAAAAAAATGTATAGGTGTCAATCACATTGGCTGCCACAGTGCTCATAGCCGGCGCCAACCACCAGTTGTCTGTCCATTTTTCTCTGATCCACTGCATCACATACACATCCAACATAGTTCCCACTGCGTAGGCAGATCCTGAAGCAATGCCAACTCTTATAGCATGCGGATCTTTCAAGATCCATAACACCAACACCGAAGCCAATATGGCAGGAATCATAGACAAGGCCACCACTGCTCTCGCAGTTTGTTTGCCCACCATTCTTACGGTGAGATCACTGGCCACCACTACCAACGGAAAAGTAAAAGCCGCTGCTGCCAATGGAAAACTGGTTTCCCATCCTAATATGTTAATTTTTTCCGAAAATAAATTAAATCTTATGGTCACAAGATAATTGCTTACAGCAATGATCAGTGTGTGGAATATAACTAGATTCCTAATCAATATTCTATCTGTGTTTTTGAACATGTCATTTATCAGTTTCATTTTTCTTTCCTTTTTTGTTGTTTGTGTTAGCGGAAACGATTACTCCGTCTATCATCCAAGATAGATCTCTTTCTTCCTCTTCTTCAACAGGAAACAGATCTATTATTGAATCTGGTTCTATTCTTTTCTTTTTCTTTTTTGTCATCAGTACAACAGTGAATGGTCAATGCTTTCACATTGCCGGCTCACATCTTTGATAAAAAACACGCATTTGGATTTGGGCAAATCAGTCAAAGGAGTGGTGATCAATTGATTGTTTTTGACCTTGGGAAAATACCATTTAACATCATTGTAAAAATTAATCACATTTATGTTCAAGAATTCAGGTCTAAATCCTGTCAAAGGATTAAGCGAAAATGCTTCAAAACCTCTGTCGCTAAGACTGGTCAAAGGAATAATCTGCAGATCATAACCACTTTCTGAATCTCCCACGGCCACACTCCAATCCAAAGGCATGCTGATTTCGTGTCCACCTATTTCCAAAACTATGGCTGGACTTGAAAAACTTTCTATAAAAATCAAAGGCATAAAAAAGAAATCAGGTTCTTTGGGATTGCTGTTGTCCAGCACACTGAAGCTGATGTCTTCAGTGATTTGATCAGGCATTTTAGACAGCAAAAAAGTTTTGTTGTCCACAGTTAATATTCTCATAATTTTAATTCCACTCCATTTTTTCCATTGTGAAAGGATAGTTTGCTTCTTTGTAAAACTTTTTCCTTTGGGTTAAGTGCCTTTTGGCAAATTTACAGCTGGACGTGATGTCCCAAATCTGTACAAAGTCTTTGTCTTGTGCCTTACGGATGCCTCTGCCAATACTCTGTATCACTCTCACAAAGCTCTTGCCAGGTTCAATTAAAACTAGATTAAAGATTCTTGGGATATTGATGCCCACGCTGGCCACACCATAAGTGGCAATTAAAACTTTATTGGTTGAACTGGATATTTGATCATATTCTTCTTTGCGTTCAGCCAGTTTCATTTCTCCCTGTATGAACACAGAATCTGGTATTAATTTTTGCAACATTTCACCTGCTGCTAATCTATCCACTAATATTAGTGTGTTGCCAGACTCTTTGATTCTCATTAACATTTTAGATAGAAACTTCATCCTTGCTTCATTAGTCATTAAGTATTTTAATTCTTCTTGATAGTTTCTGTGCACCACTGTGTCCACCAGTTGTACCACGTTCACATGACACTGTGACAGTACTCCTTTGTCTTGCAATTCTTTAGCAGATATTTGATTGATCACAGGACCAATGCTGGCCAGTATGGCTTGAAATTCAAATTGTTCTTTGGGAATGGTGCCTGTGAGTCCCCAACGTATAGCAGCATTTCTTAAATTGTGAGTGAGCAGTTTTTTTAAAACTTCTGCTTTGGCTTGGTGCACTTCATCTATAATAATGGTATTGACCCCTTCTAAAAATTCAGCCAGTGTGACCACTGCATCACCATCTTGGGTTTTTTTGTCCAACACATTCAATGATTGCCAAGTACAAATGGTATGTGTGTGGTTCAGTTCTTTTCTATCACCAAAATAAACTCCCACATCCAATCCACAGTTGATGTAGTCTTCTTCGGTCTGTGTGACCAATCCTTTGTTGGGCACCACCACTATGGTT